ATTGTATGCATGCATGGTCCCTAACACTTCATTATTAAGATTGAAAGCAAATAAATTGTTGCAGGCCTTCTCTATTGTGTGCAACAATGGTGGAGAGCTAATCCGAAAAATGCCGCGCCTAAGGCACGGTCCACAAAACCAGTTTAACGCCATGGAGGGCTGTGCTGTATTACAACTCGATCAATTCGAGCTCGGACGGTGACAGCTCACCCTTGGTCCGAATTAAAGAAGGACCGTACCTCTCTCGGATAGAGTCCTCCCAACTAAGGAAAGGACCCTTGAAACGAGACCTAAGTCTCGACCTAAAGATCAACGGTGAATTCTTCCTGGGCTGTGTTTCGACGCTGAACGCCTCAACAAGGTTCCAAAGCTTGGGAACATGAGCGTTATACACCTTCTCCCCATGCTGAACCAACTCATGCACCGCAGACTTGATCAACCCTGCATAGTGATCGTTGATGTCAACCTTGTTCCACTCACTCCAGACGAACGGCTTATAAATAGAGTCCACCGCCAGAGGGGCGAGGCACATCACGACCTCACGGCTCTCAGATTCCACATAACAATGGATCCGTCTCTTAAGGAAAGCGAAGCCGTGCGCATATTTGGTCACCACGCTGGACTTATCAGCCCCAGTAATGGTGTAACCAAGTTGTGCGCCATAGTAGATCACAGCATGTTGGGTCAACTTAGAGTCCTTTTCCACTCTAATGACTACATCATCGCCATAAGTCACTATCCTCCTAATGTCGAAGTCTACGTCGTCCAATGTAAGGCGAGAATACTCCCGAGGGTAGTCCTCCATATACTTACCGCGTAACACGTCATGCTTAACCATAGTGGCAATCTGGCAATTGATCATCATATTGGCCACGCAATTTATCATAGTGGTCAAGGGGTTGCCGGACGTGTTTACCCCGGCCAACTGGACAATCGTGCTTAGCATCACCACTGAAGGATTGCAGATGTCATACGCCATAGAGGCCATGACCCGCCTGTCCTCATCTTTATAGTCCAACAAATATGTCAGATTAATTAAGATATCCATCACGGCAGCAAGCACGTCGCCCGAGAGACTCAAATCAAAGCCACTGTAATCTGTGGCTATGAAATTGCTCTCCTGCAAGTCATGCTCGTAAAGTGGCACACCAGTGTCTCCATTGACAAGACTCTTAATCAGCTCCAAATAATAAGCCGTTGGGTCCAGCCCTACTGAGTGGCCACACGACAAAGGGTCGTATCCAAGTAGTATCAAAACCGGTTGGAAATACATACGCATGGCAACGGTATGAGCAAAATCCGTCTTATTGATGTGCCTTGGAGGCTTGGTCTTCCCATTCTCCTTAACTGGCAACGTCTCATCTTTGGGGCACATAAAATTGGCAACCAATCCTACCTCACCCTTCGCACGACGTCTAATGATATCATCGACGCTCTCAAGTATCTCCATCGACATCTCGTTGTCTTCGAAGAAACAAACAAAATGTTCATTATGCTCCGGGGAATAAAGGTTGGCGGCATAGTCACTCTTCGTGCCAGGAAAAGCAACACCGGCAGAGGTGTTAAGCGGAATTTTTCCCGCCATGTTAAGCCCTTTGCCGTCAAGACCGCCTTGAATGCCAAATACCTTCATGGCGGCAAACCCTGGCTCCTTACGAATAACGTCGTGACAAGCACTATACAACGCCATGCCAACCTTGTGTTTGGCCAGCGCAAGCAAATGCGTGTCACCGGGACGCGGTATGCTGGCCTTTGTTACAAATGCTTCAACAGTGTCCCGCATCTTGTAATTCAGAGCAGGCACGCTGTAGTCGCTCAAAAGCCGCGGTACATTGGGCAAGTAGTCCATCAAGAGTTCGACGTGCTTTGTGATCGTAATATTGGTCTTAGCCTTCACGTTGACAAGATCACCGTCTCTCTGCAAGGTGCCAAGGAAA